ACTATATCAATCAAGAAGATTTCTTCAACGAGCTGGTTGACTTCATGACTCGAGCTGCTCCCTATCTGGGTATCAAGATCGAGACCATCGAGGAATACTGATGCTTAGTAAACCACCGATCGGAGTCTCGCCTAAAGACGTATGGCTCGAAGAACGCTTGTTCGAACTCTCCCGTGCTGTATACGAGTACATGTGTTGGGAACATGATCCTGATAGAGAATTCCATAGCACAAATAATTTGGAGTGGCCTGTCCCCAAGTGGATCTCTGAAATGAAATGGGTTATCAGTGAAATGGAGCAGTGAAATGGAGCGACTGAAATGAAGCCGATGCTGCTTGAACGCAAGAACCCCGACATCAACACGCTGCACTATCCTGTAATGGTGCTCCCAAAGCTTGACGGTATCCGCTGCGTCATCACCGAGGATGGTCCTAAGACGCGATCGCTCAAACCGATCCCGAATGACTTTGTCCGTAAGGAACTGTCGTTCATGAGCCTGAAGGGTCTCGATGGTGAGCTGATTATCGGTGAACCCAACGCAGAAGATGTCTTCAATAAGACTACCAGTGGTATTCGCCGCGTGAAGGGTGAACCGGACTTTACCTTCTGGGTCTTCGATGACTGGACTGCCGGTGATATTCCCTATGATCAGCGTATGGCTGAACTGGAATATGTCGTTCATGACCTCCATCCGCGAGTGAAGTTTCTCAAGGGTGAACTGGTAGATTCGCCTGAGCACATGAAAGAGGTCGAAGCAAAGTATCTCGACATGGGCTACGAAGGTGTTATCATTCGTGATCTGAAGGGGAGGTACAAGCAAGGACGTACCACCATGAAGGAACACAATGCCTTCAAGCTGAAGCGATTCGTTGACAGCGAAGCCTACGTCATCGGTATGGTCCCGAAGTACCGTAACGACAACGAAGCTTTCACGAATGAACTTGGTCGTACTGCTCGCAGTAAAAAGGCTGGAGGGTTGGTTGCACTCAACACTATGGGTGCATTGGTTCTGAAGGACATCGAATCGGGTGTCGAGTTCCAATGCGGCAGCGGATTCGACGACGAGCAGCGCCTCTGGTGGTTTAATAACTGGTTCGAGGTCAGCACCAGTAAGCAACCTGTTACTTACAAGAAGTTCATGATCGGTGAGAAGGATAAACCCCGGCACCCGATCTTCAAGGGTCTTCGAATGAAGGAAGATTTATCCTGAGACTTGAAAAAGCACCACGGCCATTATAATGAACTCGGTTACAAACTAATTCAAGGTGATTAATGCTTACTCCTAAGATCCCACATACCAATCTCAAGAAGACCACCGAAGGGTGGAAGGTAGGTTACTTCGCACGATCCCACCAATGGGGAACCCGAGTGTATAAGGTCGTCAGTGTCAACCACGTCATGCAATATGAGAAACATCGTGGTGGTCGACGCGAACGCGGCTCTCTATTCGAGGGTCTGCAGGTCACGCTCGTCGAGGTTGGCGAAACCAACAAGGGTCGTTTCCGGTTTACCAACGGTAGGCCGTTTACGATCTACGAAGGTGACACTCTGTCCTGGTACTATCCCGCGAAAGGTATCTGATGATCGGCTACAAGTTGTTTCACAAGCGTAAGGACGGTACGTACGGTCCTCTGTTCATCAACAAAAAGCAGAAGCTCGTTGCCGGTGTATACTACGCAGCTGGTGATTACCCCACTAAGGGTTACGCCCATCGTCCCGGCTGGCACATTTGCTCGGCACCAGTGGCCCCTCATCTAGCTACCAACCGTCCTGATCGTGTTTGGTGTAAGGTCGAATTCATTAAAACGGAAGAGATCAAGCGACCTGACCGGCAAGGTGGGGTCTGGTACCTTGGTTCTGTCATGAAAATTCTCGGAGAACATAATGCCTGAGTATCGCATCGTCAAGCGCAGAGAAGGTAACGTACATATCGAAGTCGGTATGCCCTTGCGCGGAGAGTTCTACGGCTATTTCGAAGTGATCCGAGATCGCGGAACTTATGACGATCTCATTACCAGCGGTGGACTATGGTTTGATCCTACCGACGAAGAGGCTAAGCTAGCCCTCATCGATTATGACGGCGCATACTTCCTCGATGAGCGCGTCATCAACATTCTACTTGGAGAAGGTGTTGTCGTGGAAGATGTATTCTTCCCTGACTACCATTGCATCTAATGCAACTGATCAAAACCGTCAAGCACTTTGTGTCAGGTTCCGACAAGTTCTTCGACATCTTTCAGTGTACTTTCACAGATGTCGAAGTCGATCGTGATGCTAAGGGCCGTAGGTCCATCAGCTTAAAGGTCAATGGGAAGGAGTATCGAGGCTTGTACAACAAGCAAGTACTCGATCACCTGACAGAGAACGAAGGCAAAGAGTCCTTCATCGTCATGTGGAAGAGCCCAAAGGGTAGCCACATGCTGTCCTACTCCTGGGAACTCTGGGATAACTATATCAAGGGAGATACCTCCGAAGACGTCAAGGAGCCTGCCTGCCAAGATGAGACCGGCGAAGCGTTCGTCTACATGTGGATCGATCGCTCGACTGATCGTAAGTACATCGGCTACCACAAAGGTACGTTGGATGATGGATACATCGGATCCAACTCGCGACTGCAGGAAGAGTATGAGCAACGACCTAATGACTTCTACCGTACTATCTTAGCATGGGGTACGACGAGTGATATGCACGAACTCGAGACTATGCTGCTGCTCCAACTAGGTGCAGCCACTCGAGGTTCCTTCTTCAACGTCAGCAACAATCTGAGGGCCTAATGCACTACATTGAAATCCAAACTCCGCAACGCTTGTTCACGCTGCATGTCACAGACGACAAGAAGCTTGAGGAAATGATCAATCGCCTGAAGTACGTAATGAGTACTCCGGGACATTGGTTCCATGAGGCAGTTAACGAGTACGAAGACATCGTCCTGCCTAGCGCCCTTCTTTCTATGTCTTCTTTTATCGTATACAAGAATGGCTGATTACGCAGTTACAGTTGTCTTCATTGTCAAGGCTAAGGATGAAGCCACTGCCCAGAGAATGGTAGAATACGATTCGGATTTCTGGATGGAGATGGTAGACGATAATTTCACTAACCCTAAAGACAATCCCTACATCAGTCACTCTGTTGTGGAGACCTCACCTGTATGATGGACAAGTTGGAGTACATCCGTGGTCTGCTGGAAGGTCGGGAGTACAGCTGTCAGCTCATGCAGGCCGCTCTCGTCTTCTGGCACAGCCAAATCCCCTTCTACGAAGCCACCGTATACCTCACTACACTGGAGAAGAAGCTTGAATCTGTTAACTCCCGAAGTAACAATCGAGGAATGCGCCGAGGTAATTCAGGCGATAACCAAGATTAAAAGGTTTGGTTTCGAAAACTCAGGATATAATAATAAGCAAGACCTAGAGATCGAGATCGGTCAGCTCAAATATATGCTTCATAAATTAATTCTCGAATGGGAATTAGATGAAGATAATATTTGGTTTAACTTCAGACTAAAGAAGTATGCGCTGGAACAATACGCCGTGCATAATGTCTGTAACCAGCCGGAGCCTACAGCTGATGAAGTGTCAAAAGACATGGGATAAGTTTTTCATGGATGTAGCCAAGAGAGCTGCCGAGGAATCATACGATGAGAAAACCAAGGTTGGTTGTGTCATCGTGAAGAACAGGAATATACTGTCATTCTCCTATAACGGTACGCCGTCTGGATACCCTAATATAATGCGTGACGAGAACGGGGATACCCTGGATCTGGTTCTACATGCAGAAACAAGTGCGATCGGTAAGATTGCAAGATCAAATGAGAGCTCAGAGGGAGCTACGCTCTATTCAACCCTGTCTCCTTGTATTACTTGCGCCAAAGCCATCTATCAAGCTGGCATTGGGAGGGTGGTATATGAGAATGACTATTCCAGCAATCGCGGTGTCGGATTCCTTCGAGATCACGGCATCCTTACCATGAAGAGGCCACCTGAATGATCTACCTTTTGTCCACTGCCCTGATTCTACTGGGCGTATTCTACCACTATCTGCTGAACAAAGTGCAAGATCTGCAGGCGCAGAACGAGGATCTTGGAACTATGATCATGTCAATGGCTCTCGAGCTTCACGAACTAGGGTCTCCCAATGTCTTCATCCCAAAACCGCCGCAAGAAAGTCCTCCCAAATAATATCACGAACTAGGATCTCCCAATGTCTTCATCCCAAAACCGCCGCAAGAAAGTCCTCCCAAATAATATCACGATCTCTACTGCTTTCCTTGCCCCGATCGACAAGGAAGTGAAGGCGATGTTTACAGGAGTGTTCCACGACTACATCAAGAGGTTCGGGGTCAAGCCGACCAAGAACAAGATGCATGTAGCCATCTGTGGTACCGAAGAATTGGCCGAGCCCGGGGATCACCTGGGTTCGACCATCACCACAGAGGATCGTATCTTAATCCAGATCAACGATCCAACCCTGAGCCGCGACAGCGATCACACGTTCGTTGTCGTGAAGTTCGTCGAATTGCTCGGTCATGAGATGACCCATGCAATGCAAACAATAACTAGCCATGACCCCCGACACGCCGGACCATACAGGCACGACAAGAAATGCGACACGGAGAGTTACTTCTTCGATCCTCTGGAAGTAGAGGCGCGTATCATGGAGTCCTTCTATGCGTTCACGTACGGAGCGGTCCTCATGGACAGTAAACTACACAGAGAATAACAGATGGCCCTCGTATTTGACATCGAGACAAACGGATTCATCCGTGAGGCTCACACTGTCTGGCTGCTGATGACCGAAGACACAGACACCGGTGAACAGAAGCAGTACTCAGACCACGATCCGGATCTGCCGCCACTCAAGGAAGGCCTGAAGGCCCTCCACGAAGCTAAGATCCTGGTCGGACACAACATCATCGGTTACGACTTCCCGGTGCTCTACAAGCTCACCGGCTGGAAGCCGCTGCCGTCGCAGGTGATCTACGACACCTGGATCATGTCGATGGTGCTCCGCTATAAGCGTCCGCACAAGCATGGTCTCGAAGGATGGGGTAGCCACTTGGGTTATCCCAAACTGAAGTTCGACCAGTTCGATCGGTACTCCAAAGAGATGCTGACGTATGGTATTCGCGACGTCAGTCTCAACGTCAAGGTATACCACAAGCTAGTTGAAGAAGCCCGGTCCACTCTGAAGATCAACCCGCTGTTCAAAAAGGGTTTGTGGGTCGAGATGGAATTTGCCCGTATTGAATCTGATATCCGCCAATACGGATGGCGTTTTAATGAGGTCAAGGCTAGGGCTCTGCTGGAAGAAATGCAGAGGCGCATGGAAGAGATCGAATCTGTGGTGAACCCGCAGATCGGTCTTGTATGTGTCAAGAAGGATAAGGCTGACGAGTACAAGGAGCCGGTCTTCAAGAAGAACGGTGAATATGCCTTGTCTACTGCACGCTGGTTCGACATCGATCCCGCCACTGGAGTATCAGAAGAGCGTCTGGTTGACGGTCCCTTCTGTCGTATTGAGTTCGAGCCCGGTCGCCTGTCCTCTGACAAAGTACTTAAGGCATGGCTCTACTCTATTGGGTGGGAACCTGACGACTGGAACGTTGAAAAGATCAATGGCAAGTTCGTTCAGAAGTCGCCCAAGCTCACCGAATCGACACTGAGTAAGCTCGGTGAGGTCGGTATGATGGTCTCGGAGTACGGG